ACTTCTTCAGAAGCTTCTGAAGTTTCTACTTCTGGTTCTTCTAAAGAAACAGTTGTCATTTGTTCTTCTACTGCATTTTGATTTTCAGTATTTTCCATAAAAATCTCCTAATTATTTATACATAAGATATATCTGCGGGGTCAAGGATAGTTCCAATAATATTATCGTCATTTATGAGCCTAACCTCAAGACCATCCACTTTAAACCTGTTACCAGCATATCTGCCCATAAGCACCCATGATTTCTCACCACACCAAGCCCCTGAAGGGAACTTATCAATGTCTTTGTATGCGTCTGGACCAAGCCGAACAACGTAAGCAGCTACTGTAGCGAAACTTTCACGATCACGAGTAGCATCAGGTATGTAAACACCACCTTTCGTCTTGGCTTTCATGTAGTAAGGAATAACGAGAAGCCTATAACCTACTGGTTGAGGCAGTCTATCTATAACAGAACCGTCAAATTCCTCTGGATTTTTGGAGTTTTTATCTTCTTCAGCTTCAAATCCTTTTTCAATAGATTTAGGAAGCTTTGCCGTAGCCACTCTATCTGGCACGAATAGTTTCTTTGTCATCCCTCTATGACACCTTTCATCGCGGCAGTTAATTCATCTTCACAATATTGCAAGCCGCGTATTTGCCCTACTATAAATCGGTAGTTTGAATAATCTTCTACCGCACCATCAGCAAGCATCTGAGAATAATCACCCTTCTTCTCGCGTATGTTCTTTAGCATATGTTCAGTTAATGCTACTGCATCCATTATTTTGTTAACCCTTTGTACTTTTCAAAACTGCGTAATCCTCCGAGGCCCAGCATTCCAAGCAAAATCGTGGTCAACGTCTCCATGTCGAAACTAGGTAGCTCAGGAACCTCGACACCAGCATACGCTGTTGCGAACAAAATAATCGGAGCAAGGACAAAGTGGTATGCCAACGCTGTACCACAGGTCCAGCCGATGAAGGGACGCCATCCAGAAACAAAGATGGATTTGTGTTGCGCTTCTGCTTTGTTGACTTCGATTTGAGCCATTTTTGTCTCTTGAGCATGTCTTTCTGCCATTGTGGCAATTTCGTGCGCCAAAGCATTTTTCTGATCCTTATCTTCAATAAACTTATCTAGTATACCTGTTACGGGTCCTATTAGTGCTTGTATCATTTTAATATACCTTTACCGAATCTGAATTAACAAGTTTTGGTAAACAGTAAGAAGTTATGGTTTCGCCCTGTTTATGTATTTTTTCAGAAAACCAAATGCAATCATTCAAATTTCTAAAATACATGTCTCTGCTATCCAATGTTCTCTCTGCCCCCACAAAAACAAACAACAGAAATAAATGCTCAAACATTATTTTTTAGACATCCAAGCAGATACACCCATATATGCTCCTACAATAGTGCCTCCTGTTATGTAAAGCAAGTTAGATAAATCTGTTAATAATTTTATTCGAGAGTCTGGAACAAATGGAGCAAACATTAGTAATGTGTAAAGAGCCATAAATATTAGAACAGCAGTAGCCATTCGTCTTTGTGCTGTCATTTTACGAAGCTCCGCTGCTTCGTGTTTTTCTGCAGCTTCTATTTCATGTAGTTTTTCAGCCGCTAGTAACTCATCATCGTCCACGATGCCGTCCCCATCTAAATCATACTTATTATACTCGGAACCTTTTTCTAATTTTTTTTGTATCAAAATGACCCCCTATTCACATACAGCCACAATAGACCAATCGCAAATCCTATAACAACAATAATTAAAACTATTATTGCTATAGCTTCTACAAAGTGTTTACGAGCTTCTCTTTGAGCGTACAAAGTTTCTTGCCTTTGTTTGCGTATGTCACGCTCCATGCGGATAAGTTCTTGCCAAGCTGAAGGACCACACATACTACTTATTAAACGTCTGAGTTCATCACGTTGATTTTCAAGTTGTTTGCGTTGCGTGAACAACTCCATCGCTTCTTGCTCAACAGATTTTCCTGCAAAAAGTTTCTTAAATATAGGTGGGTTTTTAGCTTCGTGATGGGCGCGGTCAATATCAGACACCGCTGACATCCACTGGGACAAACTTTTGCCCATTGAATGAACGTCACGGCCTATGCTCACACCTTTTTTTAAAGTTGCGAAAGCCGATGAGGCCAACGCCATACTTGAAATAGGATCAATCATTACCAACCTCTTGGTAAAAAGCCCTTCATTTCAAGTAACTAAAAGATTCCCTCAAATCTTTGTGGTTTAGATATTCGTGAAAACTTTGTTATCACTCCGCCATCACGTTTTTTTTGCACTTGCCTTTTTTTTGCTTGAAGCTTTCTTTTTGGCTTTTGGCTTGGCTTCGGTTTTTTCGCTGACGACAGGGATATCGCTATTGCTTGTTTCTGCGGATAACCCTCCGACATTAATTTGCTGATGTTCGAGCTTACTGTCTTCTGGCTTGTTCCTTTTTTCAATGGCATCTCTTCTCTCCAGCTTTTTGGCCTTCATATCAGCGGCTACTTGTCTACTTATTGAACTTGCACTCATCCTCTACTCCTTATGTTTGCCGCAGCAATATCCCTCTGCGTTTGAATTCGCTCTTCTGCAACTCTAGTTTTATCAGAAAGAGCCTCATCTTGTAAATCTAAACGCTGTTGAGCAAGTAATTTATCATTGCGTTCTTTTTCTCTATCGAACTCTTGTGAACGCTCAAACTCTTCAGCTTTTCTTTGAATGTCAGCACCTCGTAAAGCAAGCTCTTGTTGTCTAATGGACACAAGAGGATCCTGCTCTGGAGGAGGAGATACAGCTTGTGCATATTGTTCAGTTAATTCACCAATTAATTCAGCAGCACGAGAAGAAACTTGATTTGCTATTTGAGCTTGCAAATCAGGATTTGTGGCTATCATTTGAGCCTGCATCTGATCCATGCCTTCCATAACTTCATCTTGAGACATTTGCTCTGCCATAAATCCAATATGCTCTTGAATATGACCCTGTAATGTCATTACAATTGCCGCATTAGCTTGCGCCACTGGCGTTGCAATAATTGCCAAGTGCGCCTCAATGTGCGCTTTATGGTTCTGATCTGCAAATACCTGTAAAGACTTTCCTCGCATAGCTTCCTGATTTTCTTTTGCAGGGTTAGCAGGAACTGGTTCAGGCGGGACAGGAAGTATTGAATCGACATTTGTTACTCCTAAAGCTTCGTACATTTTTCTATACGCCTGATACAAACCTTGTTGCCCCCCATGCAAATCAGGGTTGCTTTGAACTAATTGCAATTGGGTCTGAGCCAATGCAATTCTCTGAGACATAGAAAATATGTTCGGGTCTGATACAGGAATAACATCAATCCTACCATCAAAATCGGTAGCTTTTATTTCTGGAGGGGCGCCTGGAACCTCATACATATATGAAGGAGGAGTGAATCGAGCAAACAAACCAGCAAGAAGCTTAAACTCCTGTTTCTGTGAATAATGCAAACGCTTGTGAATAGCACTCATAACTTTAGTGCCACGCTCCATAATAGCCATAGTAGTGCCAACAGGTGTCTCTCCACCCATCTCTGCAACCTTCATATCAGCCATAGATGCAAATCTACGCCCAGAGTCCACTAAAGTTCCTAAAAGGGAATATAAAGTCTGTGAAGGCTCTTTGAACGGCAATGCCATAAGAGCTTGGCGTATATCCATACCAGCTACATCAATGTCTCTGAATTCACCAGGGTTCAATGGTTCATTCTCATCACGAATACGAGCGCCACGAGCTTTAAAGCCAGCAGGGAGGTTTGATAGAGTTCCTGCATCTATCAACTGTCTTAAAAGACTCGTAGCTCCTTGTGCTAAATTTCCAATCATATGAGTTAGGCCAAAACCGTAGAAGCCTAACCCTGGAAGAAATTTGTAATGCACAAAATATTGTTTTTTTTGTAAAGGCTTTTCTATGTCGTAGTTTCTACGAACAGACAAGACTTTGCCACTCTTCTCAATTAAAGTAACAATATATGGAAGTTTAATTCCTGTAGGCTCACCTTCCATATCTAAATCTTCAAAGCCAGTAAGATCTAAATCTGTATGAACTTCATACAAAACAATATCTTCATTAGAACCTGAAGGCTGTATACCATCAACCTCATTAATAGATTCCTGAACTTCACTGTAGTCCTCTGCACCATACCCATCACCAGGCAAAGGAACATCAGAATAAAAACCAGAAACCTGAAGCTTTAGTATCTCATTCTTATTCATTTTTACAACGTGTGTAACACGAGAACAACTAAACAAATCAGTCGCTGTATATGGGACAACTAAATCTTCAGCATGAACAAACTTAGAAACAGGCCGCTGTAATAATGGGTCAAAATAAACTTTTTTAAATGTAGAACCAATAATAGGAAGATAAAACAACATCTGGTCTAATTCAGGATCATACTCTTCCATCTCATATGTTATTTGATAATTCATGTAATTCTTGATGCGTTCAGCTTGCTTTACAACTTCTGAGTTCTCTGCACCAATAATCTGTGTTCTAACAGGCCCTCCTGCTGGTAAAAGCTCTCTGTAAGCTTGCGCCTGAAATTGTGTTACACTTTCTGCTAATAATGGATGAACAACCCCTGTAGCACCCTCAAATGGCTGAGAACGGTCTTCGTATTTCATTCCCAGAAGGTCAATGCCTCTTTTGTAAGTATCTTCCCATTCTTTCCTAGAAGATAAATCATCTTCGATACTACCGACTAAATCACTGGAAATAACAGCAAGTTCTGCCTCATCTATGTAATCAGCTAAATTAGCATCATATGGCAAGTCTTGCGGTTGAACAGATAGCTCTTCTTCTTCGCCACCAATTAAAGCACTACCATCTTCAAACTGAAGAATATTAGCGTCAACAGGAATAACTTCCTCACTTATTCCTATCTCTTCAATGGCCTCTATAGGAATGTCCCCGCCTGCACCAAGTATTTTTTCTACTGCCATTTTATGTTCCCCTTAATCCCTTAATTGGTGTTGGGTCAAATTGAATTGCGCCTCAAAGTGAGGGTTACTGAGCGCTGATAAAGCCGAAGGGCAATTCACCTTATCAATGATACAAAATGACCCAACCACTTAGACTTCATCAAATAATATAACCAATATTTCCCACATTCGATGAATAGTCGTTAAAATGTTCCTTTAAACTTACTACCTCTTGTTGCCACTCCAAAACCCCTACTCATAGGAGATTTTATTTTTTTTCTTAATGCGTCTTGCATAACTAAATGCCTATCAAATTCAGCGTCAGTAAGATTAGTAATATCTATTTGAGCCATTATTCTAATTTCTTTGTCAGAGCGCATTAAAATGTACCCTTAAACTTACCGCCTCTATTGGACATAACAACCCCGCCATTCATAAAACCACCCTTTTTATTTTGGCGATCTTTCTTTAATTTTCGCATTTTATTAATAGCATACCCTGTTGCGCCTGCCCCAGCAGCGGCTGTACCATGTGCAATGTAAGGTATAATTTCTTTCGCATAGGGACCGCCTGCTATCATTAAATCCACAAATGTATTTGCTTTTTTAATATTGTCTTTCTTTGGCTTTGGTTTCTTTGGCACTCTTTTTGTCACTTCTTCACTCCCTTAAAATGTACCCTTAAAGTTGCCGCCTCTATTGGGCATGACAGCACCGCCATTCATAAAATCTTTGCCTGCTTTTTTTAATTGGCTTTTTAATAAAGGTTTTCTTGTAGGCGTAGCTTGCCCTATGTCAGGGTCATATCTTTTATCACCTAGATTTGGTTTAAATTTCTCTTTCCTAGACGGCATGAACATATTGACTTGCAATTCTTTTCTAGGCACTCGTTCATATGTTGTTGGGTCAAAAACAGTCACTGTACCAGTTTTTGAAAGCATACCTCCACTTTTAGAAGCAGCAGCGATTAAGCCCAATCTTTTAGCAGCATCAAACATTCTTTTTGATGCTGGAAGCAAATCATCATAATCTGACTTGGTAACTTTTTTAAATTTTTTATTAAACTCTTTAGCGTTCATCAAAATGTACCCTTAAATTTTGTGCTTCTACCCTTTAAAACAGCGCCGCCATTGTTCATTCTTTTTGGTTTTTTAAAAGGTTTTTTTACTCCAATGATCTCTTCCATTAAATCACCTATGATTGTTCCACGAAACATCTTAGGAACCGCCCTGTAGCCTTTATCAAAAACTCTAAGACCTTTTTTTCTAAATGGACCACTCATTACTTTACTCCTGTGAATCTAGTGCCACGCAAAGCAGCACCACCGCCACGAGAAACATTAGAGGCAACACCACCATACTTAAAACCAGAAACACCTCTGCCACGCAATATATCCTTTTTGGTGACTTTCCCATCACCAGTTAAATCAGGAAAAGCTTTGCCACCTTTTTTCATCTTAATAACACCACCTTCAGCCTTGTAGTCAGGCTCTGGCATTTCCTCAAAACGCTTACGAGCAAACTTAGCGGCAGCATCATCTGTCATGCCCATTTCTAATGCTTCTTCAAATAACTGCTCTAATAAAGCCTCATTGAATTCATTGCTCATTAGAATACTCCTTTAAACTTAGTGCCTGACGTAGCAGCACCCGCACCTCGAACAACACCACCATCTTTCATACCTCTAGCTTTAGCGCCAAAGTAACTCTTTCTTCTAGCAGCCCTTTGAGATGCTATTTCAGCATCAGGATCAATAAAAAAATTCTTAAACATTTGCCTTCTTGCTGGAGAAGTTTCCATCTCTCTGGCGAGTCTTTCCATTGCAAGTAATGAGTTTAAATATGCAGATCTTTCAGCCATTATTTTGTTCCTTTAAACTTGCCACCACGACCAGGCATTACAGCGCCAGTGTTCTTTCTAGTTGGTGAATAACCACCTACTTTTTTAGGTCTTAAATCTTTCTGGCGAACACCACCTAAATACGAATCAAGAATAAAACCTCCTAAATCACGATTTACCTCACCACCATCTTCAAACTTAACGGCCTCTTTAGACATTTTAATTAGTTCAGCAACATCTGCATCAGATATAGTTTTGGTAGGGTCAACCATCCGGCCCATCATTTCATTCATCATGCCAGGTTTGGGTCTAGGCCTTGGACCTACTTGCTTTACTTTCTTAGGAGCATTTTTAGGTCTTGGTTTTGGACCTTTCATGTTTTTTTCAGCCATTAGTAATATTCCTTCCTGCGATTATAACGCACTAAATCTTCATCTTCATAATCGGTGGGAGTCGAAATAAAACCACCCTGCCTAAAACGTAGTATAGCCTGAGTCATCGAATCTGCCAAGTCATCATGTTCCCCATTCGGAAACGCGGCACACTCTTCTACAACCTCTTCAGCAAAATTCATGTCTGGCCTCCATACCATACCAGATTCAAACACTGGCGCACAGGCATTCATGCGAGTAAATTTATCAGCGCCTCGACTAGGCGTAAATGGCGTTACAGGTATATCCATGCGCCTTAACTCCTGCGTCAAAGGCATACCACTAGCCTTCTGCTCTATAAGCACCATGTCAGGCTCAAACTCATTATATAAATCTTTGGCAACTTCCTTTAATTCAGGAAAATCCCAGCGACCACGCTGGGCATCGAGGAGAATAATGGCCTCCCCATCACCCTCTACGGGCTCAAATATACCCCAAGTAGTAATAGCAGAATAATCAGCCCGCTCAGACTTGCTAAACGCAGTATCATACGACTGTATGATATATGAACACATAGGTGGGCTACTACTATCCCAAACATTCCACCACTCTCGCTTAACAATCGCACCTTCTTCAGCAGTCGGATTCTGAAGATACTGTGCATTCCACTTGCCTACAGGTATAGAAGCCTTAACAGCCTCAAGTTCTTCTTTTGCCCAATATTCGGGCCACAATACGTTGTCGGTTTCGGGAAATATCGCAGGAAACTCCACTATGTCCCACTGATCCGCCCCGCCCTCTGCTTGCTTCTGAAGTACCTTCGCAGTCAGATCCCGTATACTCCACCTCGTCATAACTATAATTATCGAGCCACCTGGCTGGAGTCTCTGTCTTGGTCCTGATGTATACCATTCGTAAATATTATCCAACGCGGTAGGTGATAACGCATCCTGCTCAGATACAGGATCGTCAATAATACATAAATCAGCACCACGACCAGCTAATGCACCGCCTACACCAACCGCGTAATACTCACCACCCTCACTCGTACTCCAGCGACCTGAAGCCTTTGCATCAACAGCTAACTTAACATCAGGAAAAACATCCCTGTAAATATCACTGTCAATCAAATTCTTTACTTTACGACCAAAACCAACAGCCAACTCAGCCGTGTGTGTCGCTTGAATAATTTTTTTATTAGGCGTTTTGCCCATTAACCAAGAAGGAAACAAAAAACTCGCAAACTCAGACTTCGTATGTCGAGGCGGCATGTTAATTATTAAACGCTTTATCTCGCCTTTCGCAACCTTCTCTAACTTCTCAGCATATATCCTATGATGCTTGCCCTCTATAAATGTAGGCCAAACATGATTTACAAACGATAAAAAACTATTTTGCTTCTCTTCTCGCTCACTGACTAAAGAATAACTCTCAATGTATTTCGAGAGCATCCCACGTTCTTCCTCCGTGAGATAATCTAAATCAATGTTAAACGACTCATTCATGTCAAGAGCTTAATGCACTCAAAAAGTTGTTAGCAGCTAAATTTAAAGAATTAGGAACATTCGTTAAAAACTGACTCATAGGCTGTATAGACGTTGACTGACCCAATGGCATACCCAACTGCACAGGAGGTGCTGTAGACTGAACAACAGGACTAGGAGCCGCTGTGGTGACAGGTATGTTAGATATTACATTCGGAGCAGGCGTTGAAGGCGTAGCTTGCGCTATAGGCTGACTAATCGGCATACAAGCACCATTAACCAATGTATAACCAGGGGGACAAGGATTGACCTCTCTCTCTGGTCTTGTGCGCGGATTAATTAAATTTTCAAAAGGCCCCGTATAATTCGCATCACGAGGGCCATCATATGTTACAACTCCAGAAGGGCTCATCGTTAGGGTACCTTGACCCGCTTGTGCTATGCCACCACCCGTATCATAATCATATTTGGAACCAGGAATAGACGCAAATTCTTGCAATTGACCTATCTGCCCATCATAAAGCTTGTCAGTGCCTAAAAACTGCCCAAACCTAGATAAAGCATTAGGATCTAATGCTGTTATATCTTGCGGAACATTCGTAACAGGGAAGAAACTCTCCCCACCACTAATATCATCATCACCAAATATATCAGACGCTTGATTTAAAGAATCAATAGCATCTTTTAAACCAGATTCTAAACCCAAACGCTCTTGAATAGATTGATTGATAATATCTGCTGGTGTTTGAGTAGATGCAATCCCAGTAGCAATCGAATCTCTTCTTCTCCTGTCATCACCAAACTCAGCACCAAAATCAGCAGGAACACTGCTCAAAGCAGCTACCTGTTCACTCAAAGAAGAAGGTCTTCTGTAACGATTTCTAGCACTTGCAACAAATTGACCATAATCTGAAGGATCTTCCGAACCAGCCCTAGTTTTAGCAGCATCAACAAGCGCAGACCTAGCATCAGCCTCCTGTTGAGGTGTTATTTTTACAGTTCTACGAGCAGAAGGAAACCCTCTGCTTCTGTCATCATCATCTTTTTCGCGCTTGGGCTTAGAAAAAATTCTTTTAGCAAGAGCCCTACCCTCTTCGGCTCTTTTAGCTCTGTCTTGTGGGCGTGAAGCACGACCACCGTTAGCCATACGCTGAATAGGCTGTGAAAATACATCAACATTCTGCATCGGAACAGGAATCTGAGGCATAGGCATCATCGGAGGTGCCATAGGCGGTGCCATAGGAGCCTGCGGAGCCGATAAATCCTGCATAAAGCTCTTAAATTGCATCCTCTGGTTGGGATCGCTCTTAAAACTTAACTGAGATGGTGGTGTGGGAGCTGCAGGAGGAACCATTCCAGCCCCCATCATGTAATTCTGTGCCATATTTTGCCTCATCTAATTAGATGAAATCAATAATATGCTATAAATCAAATTTTGACAACAGAAGAGACAATTCTTGCTTAGATTGATGCAAAATCTTGTAATAACCCCTGTCATGCTCAAACTCATGCTCCTCCAAATAACGGGTTATACCCTGTATCAACCTGTTTATACGCTCAATATCAAAACCCGTTAGGGTACCTATAGCGTCCAAATCTACATCTGGATAACCCTGAATGTCCTGCTCCCAATTTACAATGCTCCTTATCGAATCTTCTAATGCTTTCGATACAGGTGTCTTCCCAGCCTCGTAATATTGCAACATTCTAAGAGATATACCTAACTGATCAGATAATTCCTTCAAAGTTAAGTTCGCCCTAGCACGAGCAGCCTTGATCTCCTCTGGTCCCCACTTCGATTTTAACGCCTCTTTGTAGTTAATTACCTTGCCCACTACATACCTCCATGCACCCAGCACTCTCCGCAGTCATTATAAAACCCTCAAAATCACTGAAAACAATGCCTTTGCCACTCCAGTTGCACATAGTACGCGAAAAATCCCTCAATTCATCGCCCCTCGTTAGAAATGGGTTGTATTCACGCAACCTATCTCTAAATTCACTCTCATCACGAGCCGAAAACATATAGTCCTCGCCCATCGTTAACTTGTATGTCGTCATAATACCCTCCATGTTGATTAGACTAAATGTAATATGAAGCATGTTGCGTAGTCTGTCAATAGTTGTTGTATTGTTTATGGGGAACAGGGCGCGACCCGCGCCTCCCGTCAACCCCCTATCTTCAGGGGGGTATACTATACCGCCCCGATCCGCATTGGTTTTTCACAATGTGGCATAGGGTACCTTAGACAAAAAAATAGGCGGGATAACCCGCCCATTTTCTGAATATAAGACGCGCTAAGATAGCGCATCAATTCTTTCTTGCAGATATTCAAACAGTTGATCGTCTAGTCCAGAAAACAAGCTATCTAGTCCTATTCTGTTTTCTGGTAATAATCTTATAGACGATGTGCTTGTTTGAATTGTCTCTCTTATCTGATATCTTGTGTGAGTATCTCCATCACCATAGCTTGCACCGTTCGCTTGTTGCGAATGTGTGACAACTACATCATCACCAAAACGCGCCCTCATTTCAGATATACGCGCCCTAACATTTATTGCACTAGTGCCAGTTGCGTTCATTAGCTCTTGAACAGTTGAGCCATTTTCAGATCTGCACATTGTCCAAATTAATCCTACTCTTGAATGACTTCTGAATGGTTGAATTGGTGTATCAGTAGATGATGGGGTTATATTGCTATAATCTAATCTGGTGCTATCACTTGTATAAAATAGATTAAGATGAAAACGTACCCACGCTCTAATCTTATCCATGTCTAATGTGCCTTGGTGTTTTCTGAATTCTACAGTACCGCGTGACCACCTAGTGAAGTTAATAGCCATAAATTTATGTGATCTGTAAGTGCCATTGCAAAATGCATTTTCCAAATCTTGAATAGTATTACACAAATTAATATTTTCTAATGTTGCTCTTGAATTCTCACAGAAATGATTATTTCTTCTACTCTCTGAAACCATAGAATTATAAACGCTATCATGCTTAACAATGCGTCTAGTAACATCAATCATTAATTCAGGAGACATTTCATCACGGTTGAAACATTCATTAGCTATTTGAATATTGGGGTAATTGCTAGTTTCAGATAAACTAATGCTTTTAGCTAAAAACTGGTTTTTATTGTGACGCTCATAATCAACCTTTTTAGTGCTGATATGGATATGATGACCACAAGCCCTATTAATTCTTGCTCCTGCATTTTCTAAGCATCGATAAACTTCTTCTACCTTATGCCATGTGATAGAGCAATCTGGCATTGGTGGGAAGACAATCTCAGCATCAACACCGCTAGTGCCATCGTCTGTAACATGCACCCAATTAATATTGGCATTTCTTAAAGCTTCTCTTGAACGGTTAACAGATAGTCCAGAAATCTCAGTTTCTAAACCAAAAACCAAATAGTCGTTTTCATTAAAGTAAGTCATTTTAAATTTTCCTTTTGTTGTGTGTGTGTCTATCGACACCCCTATATTACTATGAAACGCATTGCATATCAAACAAAATGTTCGGGTTTTTAGCCAAAAATGGCTAAAAAAATCAACAATCACGCTGCGTGATCCAGGTCAGCAGGAAGCAGGAATGCGGAACAATTGTTCGGGTTTTAAGCAGCAGCAGAAAAGCCCGATGCCCGAATCCCGACATAAAAAAAGGGCTGCCCGCAAGCAGCCCGTTCATTACCCGAACAATTTTTACCGACCTTCACCCGAAGACCTTTGGTATTTTACTATAGATTCTAACACGGTGGTCGCTTCTTCTTCCGTAATCTTATCCCTACCTAGCTGGTCTACTAAATCTTCTAAAGACTCAAGTAGTGTAGTATTGTTTAAATCCTGTTCCATTACTTTGCTCCTTGTTCGTTTACCCGAATTAGTCATCTGCCGCGGGGTTGAGCCCAAGCTCCTCGGTTATCGATGCCATCGATCCACATATCTCATTCCACTCTTCATCATAACCTTTGTCTATGCCTTCAGGTATGAGGTCATGCCTGTAGCTGTGCAACGCCCTCCATACTACAGCCAACTGTTCTCTTAAATCTTGTTCCATTTCATTCTCCTGTATCTTCTGTGTGCATGTTATTCTCCTGTTCTAAATGTTCAAGCTTATTAAGCTCTTCTTTTTCACATTCAAAACATTGATATTCCCATTCGTTACCGCAATGAGGACAATCTTCATATTTAAGTATGCCATTTATTAGTTTCATCTCTTTCATTTCTTTCTCCAGAGCGCACCGCGCATAACTAAATGCGGTTCGTAACGTGGGTGAAGCGGTATCCAACGATATGTAGCGTATTTTTTTATGCCTTTAAAAATTTCCAACGCCACTTTGTTGAACTCGCCATCACCGAACTGCCAGTCAGCATCTAATTTATTTTTGTAAATGTACCGCGAGGCATAATTCTGAATTTCGCTTATTTTTTCTGATGTTGGTGTGGTAATCACAACATCATTTTGGAAATTATAAATATTACCTGTGAATTTCATTTATATTATGCCTCCTTTACATGAAGATTAATAAACTTTTCTGCATCTTTCCTTGTGCGGAAGTTTTTTCCCTCATGCGGAACTTTCCATCCATTTTTGTAAACAGAATAATAGTATTCTGGTTTCAGATCTAATAGATCACATGTCCATCTTTTGATCGACCACTCATTTTTAGTCAGCTCTTTATCCATTACTTCCCTCCTTCATTTCTTCTTCGTATAAATTCCAACACTTAGGAAGTGTTTTGTCTAATATATCAAATGCAGTATCCATATCATTTTCATCAACTGCATCTATAATTCTAGATGCCCAAAACTTAATCATCTGTTTATATGAATGCGTTCTAATTTCATCATTAAATATCATTTTATTCTCCTGTGTTTTGTGTGTACCTATATAATATACGAAACTTATTTCATAGGGTCAAATAAAAAAACACACTTTCTCAAAAAAATATTTTGCTGCACCCTTGGCTGCCTGCGGCTGACCAGGACGAACAATTGTTCGGGTTGTGCTGCCTGGGAGCCAACGCCCAGGACAAAAAAAAGTGCAGCCGAAGCTGCACCTTTTCCACAGGAAACCCGAACATTTTACATTATCCTGGCTGGATCCGTCATTGCTCCGAAGTAACTTACTCGAAACCGATTACTTGATTCAGCCTTCCATCTTCCAACCCAAGCAGCGTCTCTGGTACCCGAACATTTCATTACAGGACCAGCGCTATCACCGATAGCCTCTAGGTTTGCTTGAGCTAGAAGCTCCTTGAACTCTTCAAATTTCATCTTATAAATAGCTATATCCATAATCATTCTCCTCTATTTGGTTATAGTGCGCCCAACCAGCCGAATCATAAAGCGAAGCAACGTCAATCCCGAAATCATAGTATCCTTCACGGATTGTATTAAAGTAACCTCTTGGTGGCGGGGAAATATCCCCTCCGTTCATCTGATAGGTCATAACTCCCGCAATATATATTTTACTATAAAGCCGATGTACGACTCCCTCATATATATCAAGAGCCTTCTCACATTCTGGTGTAATTTCCCAGAGACCTCCATCAATACGACTGTCAGGGCGACCTGTTTTTGTTATGTCCGCCACTCCCCGAAAGGTCAATTCATAGCCAAAAAAGGCAACTTTTCCCACGGGTCTGGCATTGGGGCAACGATGTTGCATCTGCCCCAAGTTAAGGTTTGAGCCATAGGCAAAATATAATTTGCTCATGCTACTTGTTGCTCTTTTACAAACTCGCGGAACTCATCGCGGAAGTCTTCAATGAGCTTGTCGTTGAACTCTTCCAGTCTATCGCCCAGAACTTCCTTAAAAGCTCTAGCTATTTGATAGTGTGAGTAGTCGCTCAAGTCAGTTGCATTGTACTTGTTCCACTCACTCAGTACAAAAGCACGAATAGACCTACGCGGTTTGTTCCATAAGCGCTTTGCTTGTTCAATGTTGCGCCTGTAGTGTTCTTCTCCTAGATACGAGCCATCAAGCCAAAGCCTGAAGTAACGCCTGTAAGGATTGTTTGTGTCAAACAGATCCACATATTGTAGGTCTGCTATTAGTTTTTTAGTTTTTTGATTCTTAATCATTTCTTTCTCCTGTGCCTTTAATTATAAAGAGATGGTCTTCTGCACCTTCTAATTCCTCCAGTGAATTGATAGGCGCATCTGGACCGTCTGGATGCGCTACCCAAACAGATAATCCATCTTTTAACGCATCTTTAGCCTTATCCATTGAATACGTCATGGTGTTAATATTAATATTCATTTCTTTCTCCTGTGTGCGAAATGTGTTTCATATATAATATATAGTGAAGTCTATTTCGTATGTCAAATAAAAAAAGCAAAAGAATAAAAAAATTTTTTTTGCTGCTGTTTGAGCAGCGGCGTCCTGGCCCCATGACCGGGACGAACAATTGTTCTGGTTAAAGCCCAGGGAAGAGTTGCTGCAGCACGGGGGTCAGCAGATCTGCAGCACAAGATCTTGTGGTTTACCTGGGGGGCAGCGGATAATCCCGAACATTTGTTCTACGAGCCCGTAGCTGCAGCCCAGGGAAGACCCCGATGATTTACCAGCAGAACAGGCGGAGGGCGCCCCGAACCCGAACATTTCTTCGGGTTTACCAGCGGCCCGGTCCAGGGCGACCCCGAACCCCGATGACCATAACCCGAACATATCCCGATATATGCCCCGATATGGCTCTAAGGCGACCCCCGAACATATCCAGAGCGTCTCTCTGAGAGAACAAGGTTAATCACTAGATATAGTGGGTATTTCTGTATCAGGCACTATCTCTTGTGCCTCTCCTTCAACGGGCGTGATGTTTTTCATTCTGCTGTCTGCCAAACGCCTAAATTCATCAAGCTTTTCAAGCATTTGCTCCTTAGTTAACCCTGATACATCTTCATGTGTTATGTGGCTTTTGTTTATAAGTAGCCCTGTGGCCTTCAAACGTAGCTCTTCAGCGCGTATTGCTTCCCCGAACTTACCTAACTGCCAAGCTTCATCCCGAAGCTTTAATAGATCCCGAACAGATTTATCAACTGTTACCCCGAACTTAGCTTTAGCCTCCAGCCTCATTTCTTCCAATCGCTCTTGGACAACAGCGTTTCGCAGAAGCCGAACAGCAGCTACTGACGGATTAGCGTATCCCGCTGCTCTTGCTGATGCGGTTTGTGTCATATCCCGATACATATAGTTATCGAGAAACTTTTGATGTTGTGGAGTCAGTCTTTTCATATGTGCAAGACTCTGCTCCTTAGTTAGACTTTGCCCTGCTTTTGGCATTTTATTTTGCTCCTCTTTTTACTTAATATATGTGTGGGGTATCA